TGAAGACTTGTTGATGTTTCTGCCAATTGGTGTTCGCATCATTGGTGAAGAATACAAAGATAAAGAATTTACAGGTAAACAAATCTGTGAAGACCGTGGTATCAAAATTTGGTATAACTCTCGCAACCATCGGTTCAGTTCTTCTGAATTGAGAACTAGAACATATCAGTCTGAATTGAAAAAGAAAGGCTAATCATGTCTAACATGGCACTTGATGTGAAAGTTTTTATTGATGCTTGTGACCAACAACCATCACAAGAAAATGCTCATTTGTATAGAGGCTTAATCGCTGAAGAGTATGAAGAGTTTTGTCAGGCATTAATTATGCGAGATGATGTTGAGCAACTTGATGCTTGTATGGATATGATTTGGGTTATTCTTGGTTACTGTTACATGAAAAACTTTCAAGTATATGGTGCATGGGAAGAAGTTGCAAGGTCCAATCTAGCAAAGATTGATAGAAAAACTGGTAAAGTTATTAAAAGAGAAGATGGTAAGGTGTTGAAACCTGAAGGTTGGTCACCACCAGACCTCAAAAGTTTTGTTAAGAAATAAAGGAAAATTATGTCAGTAACATTAAAAAATTTAGAAAGTGCTTTGGCTGGTGAGTCAATGGCACATATTAAGTATCGCTACTTTGCGAAGATTGCTATGGAAGAAGGCTTTGAAGATGTAGCAAAACATTTTTGGCACACCGCAGACCAAGAATTGCTTCATGCATGGGGTCATCTTGAGTTGTTGATTGGTAAACCAAACACAAAAGAATGTTTGGAAAAAGCAATTGAAGGTGAAACATATGAATTCACCTACATGTATCCTGACTTTCAACGAGCTGCTGAATTAGAAGGCAATATGCATGCTGCTGAAATTGCTAAAGAACAAATTGAAGAAAGTATGGAACATGCTGAACAATTTAAAATAGTTCTCGCAAAAGCAGAAAAACGATTTAATGCTTTGAAGAAAGTTGAAGAACGACATGCAAATGCTTACAAGCAAATTTTAGGAGGCCTATAATGAAACCAGAACATGTATGTGTAGTATGTGGTCATGTCCACGATGAAGAAAAAGAAGGTGTGTGGGAAACATTGCCTGAAGACTTTACTTGCCCTGAGTGTGGTGTAGGCAAGAATGAGTATGAAACTATTTAAGGCAATCATCTAACAAAAAGCTTGCACTCTAACATTAGTTGTGTTACAATATTATAATTATGTTACAAAGGAAATATATGAATACCCGTGAACTCGCAAAGAAACTCGCCATTGAATACAAAATGCCTCGGGCAGACAAGTATGACTTGTTTCTCCGTGAATTCGATAACAAGGTAGAGGTTCTTGGTCTGGTACAAGACCCAACCCAAAACATGAATGATTTCCGTGGCAGGGAAATGCTTTTTCCAAAACGATGGATTACCATCGGTGTTTTATCAGCGGACACACCAGTAAATGTATAGAGTAGCATATTATTTAAACGGCTCTGTATCAGTAGCATTTAAAGAATTTGCTACTCTTGCAGAGGCTATTGATTTTTCAAATAAACAGCCAATTAATTCAATATTAGAGATTAAATTATATGACGATAAAGCTCGTGACCTTCAAAACGAATCATACGATTCTCGCAGAGACAGACTGCACAAATGAAAATCAGGTTGTTCTTAAACAACCGGTTCAAGTAATAGTTCAACCAACAGAAAAAGGTCCGATGATGGCATTTGCGCCATTCTTGGAGTTTGCCGAAGAGTTTAAATCCGGCATTAAGATTGGAATGGACAATGTTCTTTGCATCACTACTCCTTCCAGAGAGTTAGAAAACAAATACAACGAAGTATTCGGTAGTGGTATTCAAATTGCCACTTCTATTCCAAAAGTATGATAGAATGTATGAATGAGTAAATACTATACAAATGTTGCCGCAATCGGCAACAACATCCTATACAGAGGTGTTAAAGATGGTAGGCGTGTAAAGTTGAAAGTAGCTTACACGCCTACTTTGTTTTTGCCTTCTAAAAAAGAAACTTCCTACAAGACACTTGAGGGAGAATTTCTTGAGCCAATGAAGTTTGAATCTATCAGAGAAGCGAGAGATTTCAACAAGAGATATGAACAAGTTGAAAACTTTAAAATCTATGGCAATTCAAACTATCAATATGCTTTCATTGCAGATGAATTCAAAGGCATGATTGATTGGAAGTATGAAGACTTATCAATTGCAATTATCGACCTTGAAGTTGGTTCAGAGAATGGATTTCCTGACCCATATATCGCATCAGAACCAATCACAGCGATTGCCATTAAGTATATCAATGGTGGTATGACTGTATTCGGTTGTGGTGATTACAAAGTTCAAGGCGATGAAACTTATATCAAGTGTGATGATGAATACAATCTATGTAAGAAGTTTCTAACTTTCTGGCAAGAGAATTGTCCTGATGCAATTTCAGGATGGAACATCAAGTTCTTTGATATACCATATCTTGTTAATCGTTTCAATCGTTTGTTTGGTGAAGATGAAACTAAGAAGTTGTCACCATGGGGTTTCATTAACAGTCGCAAAACTGTTATGAACAACCGTGAGTTGACTGCATATGATTTCGTTGGTGTATCTACACTAGACTATATTGAATTATACAGATGGTATGCTCCTGGTGGTCGTTCACAAGAATCATATTCATTAAACAATATTTGTAATGTTGAACTCGGTGAGAGTAAAATCTCCTATGATGAGTTTGACAATCTACATGCATTGTATCGATTGAACTATCAAAAGTTTATTGAGTATAACATCAAAGATGTGGAGTTGGTTCTTAAACTTGACCAGAAATTAAAACTGATTGAGTTGGGTCTTACTCTTGCGTATGATACTAAAACAAACTATGAAGATATCTTTGCACAAACAAGAATGTGGGATTCTCTAATCTATAATTATTTGTTTGAGAGAAAGATTATTGTTCCACCTAAAACACACAACAGTAAAACGGCTGCGTTTGAAGGTGCATATGTTAAAGAACCACAAGTTGGTAAACACAATTGGGTTGCTTCTTTTGACTTGAACAGTTTGTATCCGCACTTGATGATGCAGTATAATATTTCACCAGAAACTTTGATTGAATCTTCAGATTACACAAGTGAGATGAGACAAGTCATTACAAAAACTGTTTCTGTTGATAGGATGTTAAACAAAGAAGTTGATACATCAAAACTAAGTGGTGTTACTATTACACCGAATGGACAATTCTTTAGAACAGACATTCAAGGTTTCTTGCCGAAGATGTTGGAAGAAATGTATGTTGACAGAAGTAAATTTAAGAAGTTAATGCTCAAGGCAAAACAAGAGTATGAGGATGAAAAAGATGAATCAAGAAAATTTGAAATCAAAAACAGAATCTCCAGATATGACAACCTACAACTTGCAAAGAAAGTTTCTCTTAATTCTGCTTATGGTGCTCTTGGTAGCCAGTATTTCCGCTTTTATGATTTGCGAATGGCTCTTGGCGTTACTACTGCTGGCCAGTTGTCTATTCGGTGGATTGAAAAGAAACTAAATGAATACTTAAATAAATTATTAAAGACGGAAGAAGATTATGTTATCGCCTCTGATACAGATTCGATTTATCTCAGGCTTGGTCCACTTGTGGACAAAGTGTTTAAAGAGAAATGCACACCTGCGGAAGTTATCACCTTCATGGACAAAGTCTGTGAAGATAAATTGCAACCGTTTATTGACGAAAGTTATAAAGAACTTGCTTCGTATGTTCATGCATACGCCCAAAAGATGCAGATGAAGCGAGAAGCACTTTCAGACAAAGGTATCTGGACTGCAAAGAAAAGATATATTCTCAATGTGTATAACAATGAGGGTGTTCAATACAATGAACCACAAATGAAAGTGATGGGTCTTGAAATGGTGAAGTCATCTACACCGGCTGCGATTCGGGAGAAGATGAGAGAATCAATTAAGATTATGATGCAAGGCACAGAAGATGATATTCATAAATTCATTGCAGATTTCAAAGTGAATTTCAGAAAACTTCCTGTTGAAGATATTTCTTTTCCAAGAGGTTTGAATGGACTAAAAGATTATTCTGATTCTGTTTCAATGTATAAGAAAGGCACACCGATTCATGTTAAGGGTGCAATTCTTTATAATCACTATCTAAAACAATTCAACCTTGAGAAGAAGTATCCAAAGATTCAAGAAGGTGAAAAAGTAAAGTTTACATATCTGAAACAACCTAATCCGTTCAAAGATTCTGTTATCAGTTATCCTGCACGATTGCCTAAAGAGTTTAATCTGCAAGAGTATATTGATTATGATATGCAGTTTAGTAAGGCATTTGTTGAACCAATTAAAGTTGTGCTAGATTGTATGGGTTGGGAAGTAGAGAAACAAAATAGTCTGGAGAGTTTCTTTGGCTGATATTCGTATCATTAGAACTGGCATCAATGCTTCAAAGATTAAAGCTCAATTGGAAAAATATAAAGAAGATTGGGGTAATCAAAAACAACTTGATGGCACACAACAGTTAGATAAAGATGTTTACACTATCAAAGCTGGTGTGTTACAGTTAGTAATGGGTGCGATATCAAAACCAGGAGAGATGGCATACAACACAGAATTGTGTATTAAAACTCCTGCATATGATAGACACACCGAGATTGTGAATTTTATGAAGAGACATTTTCATGCTCATTCTCGGTGTGGTTTTCTTTCTCTTCCTGTTGGTGATATTGTTGGCACACATATGGACCAAGGAACATATTATTTGACCAAAGATAGATATCATTTGTCGATACAAGGTCGATATAAGTATCATTGTGGTGATGATGAAGTAATTGTGGAACCAGGAACTTTATTGTGGTTTGACAATAAGAAACCACATGGTACAGAAAATGTAGGTGATGAAGTTAGAATCACATTTGTATTTGATGTGCCTCATAACAAAAGGAATCCATGACACAAGTTTTCTTTCCGTTCATTACAGCGATTGGTCTTTCAGCAGTTGCAGCTTATTATTCAGTCATAGGTCTTGCACAGATATTTCCAGGTTCATTCTGGCCTATTATTCTTATGGGTTCAATACTTGAAGCATCTAAGTTAGTAACAGTATCATGGTTGTATAATAACTGGAACGAAACTGCAAGAGTGATGAAGTATTATTTTTTAATTGCCATTGTGTTGTTGATGGCAATTACTAGTATGGGTATTTTTGGTTATCTTTCAAGAGCACATATTGAATCAAACATTGTAGTCGGTGCAAACTCAACTGAATTAAAAACAATTGAGACACAAGAGAAGATTGCTAAAGAGAGATTGGATTATTTGCTTGCAAGAGCAAAAGACCCATCTATCGCAAGTAATAAACTAGACAAACAAATACAAGAGACACAGGCAGAGTTAAAGAAACTATCTACTGAAAAGTTACCATTACTGAAAGAAGAAAATCAGTTAATGGCAGAAGTAGGTCCAATCAAATACATTGCCGAGATTTTCTATACAAAAGATGACCCAAGCTTCATAGATAAAGCTGTCCGCTTAGTAATATTCACTATCATTATAGTATTTGATCCACTTGCCGTTTTGCTATTGATTGCGGCTAATCAGACATACAGAAAAATAAAGGCTGCCGAATCAGAACCTATTGAACCTTTGAAAAAGAAGGTAAAGAAGAAGAAAGAGCTTGACAATACACCTGTGATTAGTGTAGAATCCTTTATAGACAACGAAATAATTCCCAAAGACAAAATTACCAAAATGGATGGAGGTTCCTTTTAATATGAGTTTACTTGACAAACTAAAGAAAAATTCTTCAATCAAAGATAGTTCGATTTTATCTAAGTCGAAATTCTTTACTGAGAAGGATATGGTACCAACAGATGTACCAATGATTAATGTTGCACTTAGTGGCAAACTAGATGGTGGTATTATTCCAGGTCTCACAATGTGGGCAGGTCCATCTAAACACTTTAAAACGGCATTCAGTCTTCTAATGGCTAAAGCGTATATGGACAAATACAAGGATGCCGTTCTTTTATTTTATGATAGTGAGTTTGGTACTCCTGTCAAATACTTTGAGACATTTCAAATTGATATGGACCGAGTATTGCATACACCATTGACTGATATTGAGCAGTTGAAGTTTGATATCATGCAACAGTTACAAGAGATTAATCGAGGCGATAAGTTGATTATTATCCTCGATTCAATTGGTAACTTGGCATCAAAGAAAGAAGTTGAAGATGCACTAGAAGGCAAATCAGTTGCAGATATGTCCCGTGCCAAACAAGTTAAGAGTTTGTTCCGTATGGTAACACCACACTTAAACTTGAAAGATATTTCAATGGTTGTTGTGAATCACACTTACAAAGAAATCGGTATGTTCCCGAAAGATATTGTTGGTGGTGGCACAGGTTCTTATTACTCTGCTGATAACATCTACATTCTTGGCAGACAACAGGAAAAAACTGGTACAGAAATTACTGGTTACAATTTCATTATCAATGTGGAGAAGTCTCGCTATGTTAAAGAGAAATCTAAGATTCCTATTTCGGTCTCCTTCGATGGTGGTATTCAAAAGTATTCTGGTTTGGTCGACATTGCGATTGAGGGTAATTTTATTTCTAAACCCTCTCCTGGTTGGTATGCAAAGATTGACCAGAAGACTGGAGAGATTGGTGACAAAGTTCGCTTTGATGCCACACAAACTGATGAATTCTGGAAACCTCTACTTAAAGATGAGAAGTTTAAAGATTTCGTAAATCAAAAATATGGGATTGCTTATGGAAACATTATGGGAGAAACTCCTGTTTTGGAAACAGAAGAAACCGAAGATGCTTAAAGAAGGCACAGACTATCAATTCTTCAACTTAAATGATGGAGAAATGACAGGAATTGCTCTGATGGTAAAAGGATATGAAGATGTAATATACCATTACCACAGAGCAAAGATTGTGGAAGAGGGCGAATTAGCAAGACTGCAATTCGGGTATACAATTGTTCATCCAGGAAATCATAACATAGATGACTTGACAAACGATGAACAATTGCATACAATAATGGGTGACATACTTACAAATATATTAACGGCACAATCAAATGAACAGATTAGAACAGACTATTCTAAAGAACTTAATCTATAACGAGGAATATTCAAGAAAAGTATTACCATTTATTCGCTCTGATTATTTCTCCGATAACACAGAGAAAGTAGTATTCAAAGAAGTATTTGATTTTACCAATCATTACAAAAATCCTCCGACACACGAAGCACTTGTAATTAATTTCACCGAGAAGAAAGATTTATCCGATGATGCAGTCAAAGGTGCAATTGAACTTCTTAATGAATTAAAACAAGCAAAAGAAGAACCAACAGAGACTCCATGGTTAATTGACCAGACTGAAAAGTTTTGCCAAGATAAGGCAATTTATAATGCAATCATGGAGTCCGTTGGTATCCTCGACAACAAATCCCACAAAAAATCTAAGGGTGAAATCCCACAGTTATTGAGTGATGCACTTGGTGTTTCATTCGACAATACTGTTGGTCACGATTACATCAATGATTCTGATGCTCGATATGAGGCATATCACAAAGTAGAATCTCGCATTAGATTTGACCTTGACCTCTTCAACAAGATTACTAAAGGCGGTCTGCCAATCAAAACACTAAACATTGCTCTTGCAGGTACTGGTGTTGGTAAATCTTTGTTTATGTGTCATGTGGCATCTGGTTGTCTATCTCAAGGTCACAATGTTCTGTATATCACAATGGAGATGGCAGAAGAAAAGATTGCTGAACGAATCGATGCAAATTTGCTAAATATAGATTTGAATGAGTTGCACACACTTAGTAAAGAAGACTATGAAAGAAAGTTTTCTGCATTGAAGAGTAAGACACATGGCAAACTAATCATCAAAGAATATCCAACTGCAAGTGCAAGTGTTCTACACTTCCGTGCATTGTTGAATGATTTGGCAATTAAGAAGAACTTTAAACCTGATATCATTTTTATTGATTATCTTAATATTTGCTGTTCAGCGAGGATTAAGCCTGGTGCGAATGTTAACAGTTATTCTTACATCAAATCTATTGCCGAAGAGTTGCGAGGTCTTGCCGTTGAGAACAGTTTGCCAATTGTGAGTGCAACACAAACAACAAGATCCGGTTATTCATCTTCCGATCCTGGTCTTGAAGATACAAGTGAGTCTTTTGGTTTGCCTGCGACTGCTGACTTTATGTTTGCGTTAGTGAGTAATGAAGAACTTGAAGCACTAAATCAAATTCTTGTTAAACAGTTGAAGAACCGATATGGTGATCCAAATGATTACAAGAGATTTGTTTTGGGTATTGACCGTGCAAAGATGAGATTGTATGATGCAGAACCATCCGCACAAGCAGACTTAGTAGATGCTGGACAAGATGATAAACCATTGAACACTTTTGGTAACAGAGAGAGTAAGTTTAAAAAGAACTTTGAAGGAATTAAAGTATGAGTGATAATAAAATTGTTAGTTTAATTACCAAAGAAAAATCTGAACAAGAAGAATACAACAAAGACTTACTTGAGATTTTAGATAACTTTCGTAAGATGGTTGCCAATGGTGAGATTGTAGAATTTGCCATTTCATCTTTAGATGTAGAAGGTGAAGTTGTTATTACAACCTGTTGCAAAGATTTTATCGGTGGTATTGGTCTATTTGAAATGGGCAAACACACTTTGATGATGCAAACTTCTTATGACTTTGAATGAACTTAAATCAATATCTACTTGACAATCGTAATCAGAATGGTGTTCCAATTCTGAATGAACAACAATGGTCTGATATCAATGCACAATTTGATAAAGAGACTATTGTTGCTTCTTTGATTGATATCATAGTAAAAACAAAACCACCTTGTCCGTTGAGAGACATTACATTTGCCGATATGCAGAAAGCATTTTGGGATTTGTCGCTGTCTGATTTAAAGACAACATTTCAACAACATGATGAAGTAAAAGATTTAGTGTTAGAAAAGTTTGAAGACTATGGTAGAAAATATGCTACTCATGGTCTTGGTGTCATTCAAATGGGCTCACAATTTAACGATGTGAGTAATTACTTTCATCAAGAGCTAAGATACAATTGCGATGCATGGGGTTACAAGTCTCCTATTTACCGATGGAATAACAACGATAATTTGCGAAGTGTATTTCTTGCATTGTGGAGATTGGGCAACAAAGAACTATCAGTTAGTTCCTATATCTCTTCATTCAGATTGAGTGCCTATATTGCGACACAATTTAAACCACAAGTCGCAAAGTTTTTGTATGAAATTACAAATGCAAAAACTGTATTTGATTCATCTTGTGGTTGGGGTGATAGACTAGCAGGATTCTATTGTTCAAATGCAGAAGAGTATTATGGTACAGACCCTAATGACCAGACATTTGAAAAGTATTATGAACAATGTTTGACCTATGAAAGATTCTTGGGTGGTCGACCACGAACTGTAAAAGATGATAAACACTTCATTGTTGAGGGTGTTAAAAGAGTTGAGATTCATAGATGCCCAGCAGAAGACTTTGACTATTCTATTTTGCCTAAGATTGATTGTGCATTTACTTCACCGCCTTATTTTGCAACAGAGAAGTATAACACAACAGGCAAACATTCAGACGAGCAATCATGGGCAAGATACACAACTTATGAAGAATGGCGAGATGGTTTCTATCTGCCTGTAAATCAAAAAACATTCGATTCTTTGAGTGATAATGGTTATCAGTTTGTCAATATCATGGATCCAAAGATTAAGACAAAGAGATACTATGCAAGTGATGATTTGATTGATAATCTTAC